CCCGCGAGGCCAAGCCCGCCGCTCATCGGAAAGTAGCTCGGCGCCGAGAGAACGCCGCCTTTGGCGAATTTCATCAATGGCGGATCGGTCGCCTGGAACAGCGAGCTCACCGCTCCAGAAATCAGATCGCCCACCGGCTTGAGCGCCGCCTTGAGCGCAATGTCGGCGAACGCGCTCGCCACATCGGCGAGAACGCTCCTCAGCGATTTGCCGTCGGTCACCGCACCGCGAAGCGCATTGCTCAGCGAACGACCAACGCCGTCGGCCAGATCGCCGACGCGCTTAAGCTCTCCCTGCACATCGCCGAGGCTGCTGGAAAAGTTGTCGAGACTATCGGCCATCGGGGAATCGCTCCATCAGTTTGCCGAGCCGGTCGCGATCGGGCGCACCGGTGAGTACGCCGCTCCGTGCCTCGAACGCGGCGCTCAGTTCGCGTGGGGTCAGGCCCCAGAATTCCTTGCTGCTGAACCGCAGCACGCCGAAGCCCAGTTGCATCGCCTCGCGCCAGGGGAACGTGCTCATGGCTCGCCCCCGAAGGTCGCCCGCAGCAGCTTCGCCGCAATTTCGGCCGCGCCCTTGAGCCCTCCCTCGATCGACATGCGCGCGAGGTCGTCATCGCTGATGGCGTTGCCGCCGCCGCGCAGCCCGGCCCCGAGTATGGTCGTGAGATCGCGCGCCGACACGCGTCCGCCTGCAAAACGCTCGCCGAGTCCCACGAGATCCCCGGCCCCCAGCCGCGCCTCGAGTTCGGCCAGCGCACCCAGCGTCAGGCAAAGCACCTTCTCCTCGCCGTCGATGATGGCGGCGATTTCTCCACGATGAATGTTGGGCATCTCATCTCCACGTAAGAAGTCGGGCTCCCCTCCCCCTAGCGGGGAGGGCCTGGGGTGCGGGCCTTTTACTCAAAGGCCGGTGCTTGCGGCCCCCACCCTCGGTCCCTCCCCGCTAGGGGGAGGAGGCGATGGAAACGCAGCTTCGGTCCCCTAGTCAGCCGTGAAACTCATCACCCCCGCGCTCTCGAGCGCGATGTCGAATGTCACCTCGCCGGCGTGGTCGCCCGAGAACTCGAGCGCGGTAATCTGGAACGGTCCCTGCACGGTTCCGAAATCCGGCAGGATCAGCTGCCAGTCGCGGATGGTGCCCGCGAAGAACAGCTCGCGGACCTTTGCGTCCGAGGCCTGGTCCTTGAATATCCCGCTGCCGCTCACGGCTGCGCGCTTGATGCCGCTGCCGTCGAGCAGTTCGCGCCAGTGTCCGGCGCTTTCCGCATCGGTGATGTCGATCGTCGCTGCATTGAAGCTCAGCGATCGCGTCCGCAATCCCGCGACCGTCAGGAAGCTGCCGCTTCCAGTCTGGTCGAGCTTCACCAGCATGTCCTTGCCGCTCTGGGCTGCCATGTGTCTGTCCTTACGAAGATGGTTCGCTGTAGAATGTCATCGCAATCGCCGCGCGGGCGCGGCCCGTTCCCGCGTCGATCGCCGTGTCCGTGCGATCGTGCCGGCGCATCGTCACCACCAGCCCGCCATCGAGCTCGGCCTCCATCGCCACCGCAACCACGCGTTCGGCGATGGCGACCACGGCCTTGCGGCTCGCATCGGCTGCCCAGGCGTGGAAGATCAGCCGATGCTCATTGCCCGGCGTCTCATCGCCGTCGCGCGGCAGCAGGTCATGCCGGGCAATCGTCACATAGGGCGGTGCTGCGGCCTTGGGCGGCGCGTCGAAGATCGGCGCCAGCGCAGCCAGCTCCGCATCTTCCCGCAGAGCCGCGACCAGCGCCCCTTGCAATGCCAGGATCGGATGGGTCATCCCGTCACCGTCCGTTCCGCGCAAAGGCAACTGAGATAGGCGCGACGTCCGTTGAGATCGTTGGCGCTCATCACCTCGAGATTGCGGCCGCGATAGACGACACGGTCGCCCGGCGACAGGCCGTTGCGAAACCGCAGCACCACGCTGTGCGTCGCGGTCAGGCCGCGGGCATCGCTGTCGACCGCTTGCCTCGTGGCCAGCGATCGCACCCGCGCCCACACTGTCGCGATCGGCGTGAAGAGCGCGATTTCTCCGCCCTCATCTTCATCCGTCACGACCCGCTGCCTGAGTTCGATCCGGTCGGTGAGCGTGCCGATCGGCGGAATGGACTCGCTCACAGCTGCACCCGCCGATATCCCGCGAGCATCCGATCCAGTCCGGATGGCAGGGACGCCATCGCGAGATCGCGGTTCTCATACCAATAGGCGACGAGCGCGAGCACCGCCTGCTTCAAATCCGCCGGCACGTCCGCCGCCGCGCCGTAGCCGGCCGTGTAGTCGATGGTAAGTGAGCGGTAGCCGCCGCCGGGCAGCAGCGCGGCGTCGCCCTGCAATGCTACCTCGATATCGGCGTCGTCCGCAGTTGCGGCGACGATGGCGCTCACCGGTGCCACCGGCAGCTCAATCACCCGCCCGCGTGGGCAATCGAGGCTCACCCGCCAGCTCTGGGTGACCAGCGCGCGGCGTGTCTCGCTCTCGACCTGCAGCCGGGCCGCCGCGACGAGCGCGGAGACAAGATCGTCCTCGTCGGTCGAGTCGATCCGGCACCAGGCCTTCGCCTCGGCAAGTGAAACCGGCTCCTCGCCGGGTCCGGCGATGAGTGTGGAGGTCATAGGGTTCTCCGAAAATTGCGCAGTCGGTCCTCCCCAGAAAGGGGGAGGACAGGAGGGGGTTGACCCACCGGCCGCGAGTTGAGCGCATCAACCCCCACCCCAACCCTCCCCCTTTCTGGGGGAGTGCAGACATCGATGAAACGAACTGCCCCGGCGCCCGGGAGGGAGGGCACGAGCGCCGGGGCTTCACCGGCGTCTTACGACGCGGCGAATTTCATCAGCTTGATCGCGTCGAAGTTCTGCACGCCGCCGCCCACGCGCTTGGTCGTGTAGAACAGCACATAGGGTTTGGCGCTGTAGGGATCGCGCAGTACGTTGACGCCTTGGCGGTCGACCACGAGATAGCCACGCTTGAAATCGCCGAACGCGATCGACAGCGAGTTGGCGGCGATGTCGGGCATGTCCTCGGCCTCGACCAGCGGAAAGCCCATCAGCGTCGCCTTGCCGTCGGCGGTCGCCGCCGGCTGCCAGATGTAGTTGCCCGCATCGTCCTTGAGCTTGCGGATCGCGCCTTGCGTCTTGCGGTTCATCACCCAGCTCGCATTCTGGCGATAGCCGGCCTTGAGCGCATAGACGAGATCGACCAGCACGTCGGACTTGTCGCTGGCGGGGAAGTCCGCCGACACCCCGGTCGCGACATAGCCGAGCTTGCCCCAGGCCCAGCTGCCTTCGGCGATCGTCGTCTCCGCCAAAAAGCCCTTGGGCTTGTTCGTACCGTTGCCGGTCACGAACGCCGTACCCTCCTGCTGGGCGAAGGCGGCGTTGACCTCGTCGGCGATCCATTGGCCGACATCGACCGCGGCGTCGTCGAGGAACTGCGCGGTGGCCGCCGGCATGGCGTAGAGCTCGGCCGTCGGAAAGTTGAGCGCGTCGATGATCTGGCTGTCGGTGCCGGGCCGGCTCGCCGTTTCGGCCACCCAGCCGGTCGCGGGACCAGTAGTGCTGACCGGTTTCTTGTAGAGCGAGGTCGACACTTGCCGCACGCTCGCGATCGAGCGGATCGGCGACAGCGCCGTCATAAGCCGCGTGATCTCGGTGTCGGTCTCGGTCGGCACGAGATAACCGCCATCGGGACCCGAGCCGACCGACAGGGCCTTCTCCTCGCCGCGTTTTACATACGCGGCGAACGCACCCTTATACTCGTCGCCGGCATCGGGACGCCCGCCTTCAAGCCGCGGCCGGGCCCTCTCGAGATTGGCGCGGTCGATCGCGGCTTTGGCGCCATCGAGCGCCTGGTTCAGCCGGCTGACCTTCTCTTCGGTCAGCGCATCGGCGCTGCCGCGCTTTTCGAGCTCGGCGATGCGGCCATCATTGATCCGCTTGAATTCCTCGAATGCGGTCATGAACTCGCCGAACAGCGCGTCGGCGCCGCCATTGGCCTTGTTCTCAAGGCCGGTGGTCGCTTCAGTCATCATCAATCCTTATTGCTTGAATGCAGCCATGGCCGCCTGCAGCGACCGTTCGAGCCGGCTCGGCGCCGGCGGTTTGCCCGGAGCAATCCGGGCGAGGTCCATCATCGGAAAGGTGACGATGGAGATTTCCCAAAGGTCGAT